GTTTACTATAATAGGAAATAAAAAAATATCTTCTGTAGAAAACAGAGCTTTATTTTTTGATCCCTCTAAACCTCATTGTAGTACAAACTGTAGTAATGCAAAGGCAAGGTTTAATATAAATATTAATTATCATTAATGAATATATTAGGAGTACAAAAAAATCATAATATTTCTGTTTGTCTTTTTTCTAATGAAAATTTGATTTACTATAATCAAGAGGAGAGACTTTCTAAAATAAAACATGATAGTTTTTTTCCTTTACATTGTTTCAATGAAATTGAAAAACTAAATATAAAAATAGATAAAGTTATATGCACTGGTTATGATACGGTGGATTCAAATATTATATATGGCTATCTATATAAGAAAAAAATAATAAAATCTATAAAAGACTCATATCATTATTATAAAACTCATCATTTTATGCATGCTGTTAAAAGTTATATATCTTCTAAGATGAAGCAAGCTTTAGTTATTGTTGCGGATGGAAGAGGTTCTACTTATTATTTAGATAATGGAGAACAGGGTTATGAAACTACCTCTATTTATCATGTTGATGATATTTTAAATTTTAAATGTATATATAAAAAAGTTCTTACCACTAAAGAAGGACACAAGGCTAAAGTAAAAACAAATAATATCTATGGAAATTTTTATAAAAAACAACCTTTAAGTATAGATGAAAACACAGAATTTGATGTAGATCATCAACCTCATCTTGGAGCATTCTATACTAGAATGACAAGTCATCTTGGATTTAAAAATCTTGATGAAGGTAAACTTATGGGTTTACAAGCTTATGGAAATAATAATACAGAAATTAAAAAGAATTTACTACAACAAGATTTATTTAATAATGAAGATAATAACAATCCTAATTATAATATTGATTACAATAAATATCCTAATCTTTATAATAAAGAAAAAAATTGTGACATAGCGTTTGAAACACAAAACATTTTTGAAGAACAAATGTTTGATTTAATAAGTAGATATAAAGATAAATATAGTAATATTATATTGACTGGTGGATGTGGTTTAAATGTTGTTTTTAATTATAAATTAAGAAAAAAACTTTCTAATGATATAAATTTATATGTTGATCCTTTATGTGGAGACGAAGGTAATAGCATAGGAGCAGCTCTTACTTTTTATAAGAATTGTGCAAATAAAGTAGATTGGAATAATATTTATTTAGGTTCTGAACCTAATTATAATTTTGAGTCAAGTAATAATGAAATTGAAGAAGTAGTTGAAAATTTAATTAATAAAAAAATAATAGCTTTATATCAAGGTAGAGCTGAAGCTGGTCCAAGAGCTTTAGGTAACAGGTCTTTATTATTAGATCCAAGGCTTTCAAACGGTAAAACAATAATGAATGAAGTAAAACAAAGAGAATGGTTTAGACCTTTTGGTGCATCTATTTTAGAAGAAGAAGCTTATAAATGGTTTGATATGGCTGGTTTAAAACAATCCCCGTACATGTTATATGCTGTTCAAGCATTAGATGGAGTAAAAGAAAAAATACCCTCTATAATACATGTTGATAATACATGTAGAATACAAACAGTAAGTAAAGAACAAAATTTAATTCTGTACAAAATATTAAAAATTTTTTACGAAAAAACAGGAGTACCTATTTTAATGAACACTTCTTTTAATTTAGCAGGGGAAACCTTAGTGGAAACCCCAGAAGATGCTATAAATACTTTTAATAGATCTAGAATAGATTGCTTATATTTTGCAGATTTAAATAAATTGATATCCAAGCTAGATTAGAATATAATACTACCAAAATAATAAAAAGCATATATAGTGAGGAACTATGCTACAAAAAATTCAATTTAAACCAGGTTTTAACAAACAACAAACAGAGACCGGAGCCGAAGGTCAATGGGTGGATGGGGATAATGTACGTTTTAGATATGGTCAAGCTGAGAAAATAGGTGGCTGGCAGGAACTAGTAGACAATACTATATCAGGTCCTATCAGAGCACAGCATACTTGGACAGATTTATCAGGTAAAAAGTATGCAGCATTAGGTTCTGCAAAAGTATTAGTTATTTATTATGAAGGTGGTTTCTACGACATCACACCTATTAATGCGGATCAAACAGGAGTTACTTTTACTTCTACAAACGGTTCAGCAACAGTTACAATTAACTTATCAGCTCATGGTTTAGTTGTTGGTGATTATATTAAATTAAAAGATGTAACTTTACCAGGCGGTGGTGTTACAGGTTATACGGCAACTGACTTTACAACTAATGTTTTTGAAGTAATTTCACAACCAACTTCAAGCACTGTCACTGTTACTATGCCAAGCACTGAATCAGGCACAGGAATGACAGCAGCAGGTTCTGCAACATTAAATTCATATATTACAATTGGTCCAGTATTTCAAACTCCTGCTTATGGTTGGGGTACAGATTCCTGGTCATCAGGTGAATGGGGAGAAGAATCAACTACAACAAATGTTACACTAGCACCAGGTTCCTGGTCACTTGATAACTATGGTCAGCTTTTAGTTGCAACCATTAAAAATGGTGCAACATACACTTGGAATCCATCAGTATCAGGAGCATTAGACACAAGAGCAACTGTTGTTAGCGGTGCTCCAACTAAATCACTAATGAGTTTAGTATCAGATAGAGATAGACATTTATTTTTAATGGGAACAGAAACAACTCTTGGTGATCCATCTACTCAAGATCCAATGTTTATAAGATTTTCAAATCAAGAAGATATTAATACTTGGGAACCCACAGCAACTAATACTGCGGGTACATTTAGATTAGACCAAGGAAATGAAATTATTGGAGCAGTGCAAGGTAAAGATTATGTATTGGTACTAACCGATCAAGCAGCTTATGCCATTCAGTTTGTAGGACCTCCGTTTACATTTAGTATTAGACAAGTAGGTTCTAATTGTGGATGTCTAGGTCAACATGCAATGGTTTATGCACAAGGTGCAGTCTTCTGGATGGGATTTGGTGGAGGTTTCTTTATATTTGATGGAACCGTAAAACAATTACCATCACTTGTTGAAGATTTTGTATTTACAACAGATGGTGATAATTTAGGTATTAACTATGATGCTAACCAAATTGCATATGGTTATCATAACTCACTATTTAATGAAGTGGGCTGGTACTATGCAGCAAGCGGCTCGCAGCAAATTAACAGAAATGTTGTATTTAATTTTATAGAACAAACTTGGACAACAGGATCATTATCTAGAACTTCTTATAATGATGCTCACACCTATGGACTTCCTTATGCAACAGAGTATACATCATCAGGTACACCAAGTTTTCCAGTGATAAATGGTGCAACTAATACTTTTGGATCTAGTCAATATTGGGCCCATGAAACAGGTGTTAATGAAGTAGATGCTAATGGAAACGCAACAGCGATTACTTCTTATATTCAATCTGGAGATTATGACATTACTGCAAAAAGAACTATGCAAGGGCAATCAACTGGAATAGGAGATTTAAGAGGCGATGGAGAAAATTTAATGAGAGTATCTAGATTCATACCAGATTTTAAAAACTTATCGGGTAATGCAAAAATTACTATGTTCTTTACAAATTATCCAGCGACAGATTCACAATCGTCTGCTTCTGGATCTTTAATCACTGGACCTTTTACTATTAATAGTACCACTAATTATGTAAGTACAAGAGTTAGGGGAAGACAAGTAAGTGTAAAAATAGAGAATGATGCTGTTGATGAATCCTGGAGATATGGTACATTGAGATTAGATATTAATGCAGGAGGAAGAAGATAATGGCAAAAATTACAGCAGTCATACCTGAACCAACTCCAGAGTATGAAGAGTCTAATCAAAGACAATTAAGAGAAGCATTAGATACACAAAAGAATGAATTAAACTTCGGTTATCAAGAAGATTTAAAACAAGAGTTACAAAGATTTACTTGGTTCAATATGAGGTTTGGTTGCTAATGAGCTCATGTAATAATGTAAATACAACAGGTGGAACTAGTCCAGGTACTAGTGATATAGATTTTTATCTTGCAGTTGCAAAAGGAGATTTTAGTGGTTACACAAATGTTTCTAAGTTTGGTTCTAATCCAGATATTAAATCATCAGGATTTG